ATACATGCCCTTCGCAGGCGGTTCGTTCGCGATCACAGGCGTATTCGACGACGCGTACCTGAAGGAGGTGATGTTCGAGGATGCGTCGATGGGCGTAACTGAAGTATCGGCAGTGCTGGGTGTGCAGATGTCTCAGTTCCCATCGCCGCCGGTGCAAAACGATCAGCTTTCGATTCCCAGCATCAATTCAACCTATGTCGTTCGCCAGGTCCGACCGGACTCGCGGGGCGCCGCGAGGCTTCTGCTCAACAAAGTGAGTTCGCCATGACGACATCTGCTGACTTGCGCTCGTTGATCGCGGCGACGTTGAGCGGAGCGACAGCGGCTGGAGCATCGGTTTACACCCCGTTTGATTGGCCTACAGTCGCGCCGTATCCGTCGATACTCGTTCGAGCGCCTCACGAGCACAAGAAGTCGCTCGGGAAGAACGCGCCATTGTTCGAGGTGACGACCACGATCGACATCGTCGCGCGCACTCAGGCGCCAGCAGCGGTCAATGATGCTGGCTCGGCCGCAGCTCTCGCGGCAGCTGAGCAGCTGAAGCAACAGATCGAGGTGGCGCTGATCAACAACCCGGCGCTCTGGGCAAATCCGGACGGCTCTCAGCGCATTTCGCAATTCACATCGGTCGATTCAGAGATCAACACAAGCTCTGAAGGTTCGATGCCGATTGCAGAGCTGCATATGGTGATCGAGGTCGAGTTTGCCCAAGGCCCAGATGATTTTTTCCCGATCCCGAGCATTCCCCTCGCGGGTTTCGACGCCGGCATGCAGATGCCGGATGGAACAACCGAGCCGGGATTCTCGATCAGCTTTCCCCCACCTATTTCGTAGGAGCGCTCCCATGCGCGTGAAACCTGCACCGGGCCGCGCTGTGCGGAACCCGGAGACGAAGCAATTGCTTCCTGCCGACGGTATCGAGGTGCCTGACGACAGCATCCTCTGGAATCGAATCCTGGGCGACGGCGACGTGGTCAAGGTCGAGAAATCCGGTTCGGGAGCGTCTCAAAACACCGTCGCAGAGAAGTCAGCCTCGCCGAATGCACCCGCCGGAGGTAACAAGCAATGACGATTCCGTTCAAGACCGTCCCCTCCGGGCTGCGTCTGCCGGGCGCGTATTTTGAGCTCGACAATTCGCAGGCGAACACGTCGACTGGCGGCACGCAGCGCGCGCTGATCATCGGCCAAATCACTGCCGCGGGTATCGCGGTGCCGAACGTGCCGATCATCTCGGCCGGCGTGGGTGACGCCTCGCAGCAAGGCGGTGCGAATTCGATGCTGGCAGCAATGCTGAAGGCGTACCGTCTGAACGACAGCTTCGGCGAGGTCTGGTATCTCCCGCTTGCGGATGACCCCGCAGCGACTGCGGCAGCCGGCTCGATCGCATTCACTGCTGCACCAACGGCGGCCGGCACCATCGCGCTGTATGTCGCCGGCCAGGTGGTGAGCGTTCCCGTCACGGCCGCAGAAACGGTCGCTGCGATCGCGACTGCAGTGGCTGCCGCGATCAACGCGGTGCCGACGATGCCGGTCACTGCTGCTGCAAGCGCCGGTACGGTGACGCTGACGGCCGTGAATAAGGGCCTATGTGGGAACGAAATCGACATTCGTTTCAACTACTACGGCACGCCCAACGGTGAAGTGACGCCGACGGGGCTGCAGTCGACCATCACGGCGATGGCCGGCGGCGCGACGAATCCGTCCACGGCACTCACCACGGCACTCGGCAACCTCGGCAGCATGCCGTTCGACTTCATCTTGTCGGCGTACACCGACACGGCGTCGATGGCTGCTGTTCAACAGTTCCTGAATGACCAGACGGGGCGATGGAGCTGGCAATCGCAGCTCTATGGCCATGCCTTCATGGCATACAACGGCACGTTTGGCGCTCTCACGACGCTCGGCGGCACGGTCAACGATCAGCACAAGTCGATTCTCGGCTTCTCCGGCAGCCCGACGCCGAGCTGGTTGTGGGCCGCGGCGCTGTGTGCGCAGACCGCCGTCAGCGTGCGCGCCGATCCGGGTGTTCCGCTTCAGGATCTGCCGCTCAATGGCGTGCTCGCACCGCCGCTGGCATCGCAATTCCTGCCGAATATGCGCGAGACGCTGCTGTACGACGGGATCTCGACCTTCACGGTGCAGCAGGATGGCACCGTGTTGACCGAGAACATCATCACGACGTACCAGAAGAATGCCCAAGGCGTTCCGGACAACAGCTACCTCGAGCTCGAAACGATGTACCAGCTGGTGCTGGAGATCCGAACGATGCAGGCAAGACTTTCGTCGAAATACGCGCGCTGCAAGCTGGCCAGCAATGGCACGCGTCCGGCCGCCGGATCGAACCTCGTGACGCCGAGCATCATCGCGCAGGACATCATCGCGCTTTATCAGGAGCGTCAGGACCTCGGCTACGTCCAGAACGCCGACAAGTTCGCCTCGCAACTCATCGTGAACAAGAACACGGTGAATCCGGATCGCGTCGATATTCTCTGGCCGGGCACGCCTGTGAATCAGATGCGCACGTTTGCGACGCTCGTGCAGTTCCGTCTGCAGTAACGGCACCAACATTTGAGGAAGCCGCCTTCGGGCGGCTTTTTCGTTTCTGGAGGACTCGCAATGTCCAGCAATCTGATCGCCGGCACCGCGCAGGTGACGGTCGATGGCGCTACCTACCAGCTGGAGGGTAGTGCGAAGTACAGCCCGTCCCGAGTGAAGCGCGAGGCACTGATCGGCCAAGACGGCTTTCACGGGTGGAAGGAAATGCCTGTGGCCGGTTCGATTTCGATGTCCCTGCGCGATGCCGGCAACCTGACCGTCGGCCAACTCAACGCGATTCGCAACGCGACCGTCGTGCTCACCCTCGCGAACGGGAAGATCGTCGCCGGTCGCAATATGGGGACGACCGATGTGCAAGAGGTCGAAACCGAAGACGCGAAGTTTGACGTCAAGTTCGAAGGCCCGCAGGTCTCCGAGCAAACAGTCACTGTGAGCTGAGTCGATGAGCGACTACGTAAAACATACCGGGCTGCCTGTTCCGGAGACCCTGACGATCGAGCTCGCCAAGGCGATCACGCTCGGCGGCGGAGGCGACGACACCGTGTACACGGAAATCATGCTGCGCGAGCCATCGCTCGACGAGCTGAGTCGGTTCATCAAGAAGGCCCAGAAAGAGACTGCGATCGATTCGATGCGGTACCTGATCGGCCTCGTAACCGGCGTTCCGTTGCCCGTGCTCGACAAGATCGGGGTTCGTGACTTCTACAAGGCGCAGGACTACCTCATCAAGTTCATCACGCCCCCCGAAGCGGACGATCCGGAGGGAAACGCGGCGGGCTCCCACTCGGCTGGGAGCTGATTGCCGCGCAGACTGCACGTCTCTACCAGTGGTCGCCGTCCGAACTGCGCGTGCTCACATGGACGGAAGTTCGTTGGTGGGCAGTGCAGGCAAAACGCATGAAATAGGGAGTCAACGTGGCCGAAGAATTCGTCATTCGCATCCGAGCAGACGATGCGGCGACCGCTACGGTCAAGAAGATTCAGGCTGCGCTCGGTAAGGTCACGGAGCCGATCGAGAAAAGCCAGAAGCGCCTTTCGCGCCTTGGTGAAGTCGGTCAGGCGGGACTCGGGAAGCTGCAGAAAGGTTTGGGGGGCGTCGAGACTGCTGCCCGCGGTGTCGTGGATAAGATCGTGGAGATCGTTCCGGGCCTCGCGGCGATCAGCGGCGCAGCTTCGCTGGCCGGCCTTTCGGCTCTCGCAGTGAAGTTCGGGAATTTCGGATTTTCGCTGAACAAGTCGTCGAAGCTGCTCGGCATGAACGCCCAAGATTTGGCGGCATGGCACGTGGCGGCGAAGCGTGCTGGCGTTTCGGCCGAAGAGTTCGATTCGAGCATGAGCAGCTCGCAGATGGCGATTCGCGGCGCCGCGTTTGGGGCGAATCCGCAAGCCATGATGATGCTCAACAAAATGGGCGTACAGATCCAGCGCAATCGCGATGGGTCGATCGATTATCTGAAGACGCAGCAGGAGATTATGGTTGCGCTCGGTCGCCAAAAGAGCATTCAAGGTCAGCGAGATGCGGCCAATTCGCTCGGGATGGGCAGCCTCCTGCCGATGATTCAGCAGGGAACGTGGGACGCCGACAAGGCGCGCGCATACCGCAAAGGCTTGGTGCCGACCGCCCAGGAAATCGCCCGCGCGCAACAGTTCCATCAGGACATCGGTGATCTCGAAAACTCGGTGTCCGGTCTTGGGAACAGCATCGGCTCGACGCTGATTCCGATTCTCGATCCCCTCGTGCGTGGCTTTTCTCGATGGCTCGATGCTCATCGAGTGCAGATCGCGCGTGCGATTGGCGATGCCGTTCAGAAGCTCGCGACGTGGCTTCAGGGTATCGATTGGGACAGTGTGGTTTCCAAGACTGGGAAGTTCCTGGATGCGATCGGCGGCGTCAAGGCCGTGGCGGTTGCGGTTGCTGCGATCTCATTCGCCGGTCCGATTTCGGGTGTTCTGAGCCTAATTGGCAGTCTCGCGAGGTTGTCTTCCGTGGTGATCCCGGGCGCGGCTGCGGCATTCGGAACGCTTGGAGCGGCCGGTGTAGCTGCATTCGCTGCGATCAAGGTTGCGGAAGCCACCGGACTGGCACCGGAAACCGATGAGCAGAAGGGCATCGAGGCGGTGAAGAAGGGAGACTGGTGGGCCGCGTCGCAATATCTGCCGGCCGGAGAGTTCGTGAAGGCCTTTGCGGCTCACATGGATGGAAAGGACGACGCGACGATCGCGCAACGTCTCACGGCAGGTGCAAATCCGAGTACGGGACTTGGCTCGGACCCGGCGAAGCTCAATGGATTATCGAGCTCTGGCGCCGGCATCGTGAACGATCCGAAGGCGGCCCAGATGGCCCAGTTTTTCGTCAAACGAGGATGGACGAAGGAGCAGGCCGCAGGGATCGCGGCGAATCTCTGGAAGGAGAGCTTCGGCAACGAAGGCGCGATCGGCGATAACGGGAATGCGTACGGAATCGCGCAGTGGCATGCCGACCGGCAAGCCAGGTTCAAGCAATGGGCTGGCCGTGATATTCGTGGTTCGACGCTCGAGCAGCAGCTCGGGTTTGTGGACTATGAGATGCGGCACGATGAGGCGACGGCGGGAAGAATGTTGGCCGCCACCTCGTCGCCCGAGGACGCGGGCGCGGCCGTATCCCGCTTTTACGAGCGCCCCAAGGATGTGGAGGGCGAAGCCGCGGCCCGAGGCAACATGGCCGCGATGCTCGCCACGTCTGCATTCGGCCAGTTGCCGGGCGGTGATGCCACTCCGGCCGCTCAGCCGGCACAGCAGACTCCGATTCAGATCAACGTGCACAACGCATTGCCGGGAACGAGAGTCGAGGCAACGGCGGCCGATGGCGGTTATATGCCGACGCGCGTGAACTACGCAATGAACACCGATTACGGAGCAATCCCTTGAGCGCAGTTTCCGACGTGCTGGGTGTCGCCGGCAGCATTGGCGGCCTCGCGAATGCAATTGGCAACGCCGTGTCGCTGATCACGGGGGATTGGTTTGCGAGTCTGAGGCCTGCAAGTTACGGTGGTGTGAGTTTCGGCGTCGAATCCGTGCGCATGTCAGCCGGCCGCAAGACGTCGGTGCATTCGTACCCATTTCGGGATGATGACTGGATCGAGGACATCGGCAAGCGGAATCGTCGCTTCGAGGTGCTCGGATTCATCGTCGAACAAGACCTGAAGACGGGAACCGGATCCGCGATCGCTCAGCGCGATGCACTGCTGGTCGTCTGTGAGACGGCGGGCGGTCAAACGCTCATGCACCCGACGATCGGCACGGTCGACAAGGTGTGCTGCCTGGGTGTCGAGATTACGGAGCGTACTGACCTCGGCCGCGTATTTGAGTTTCGTCTCACGTTGCAGATAACGGGGGATCGGCTGTTTCCCACGGCGACTATCTCGACGTCCGATGCAGTATCGAATGCGGCATCGCTGACCGGGATCGCAGCGCTCGAGAACTTCGTCACGACGACGGCCGCCTCGATTGCAGAAGGGGCGGCGGTAGTCCAGCAGGCTGTGTCGACGGCAGTTGGCTGGTATCAGTTGGCGACGACGGCCGTCAATGACGTGAAAAGCATTGTCAACGCGGTGTCGACGTTGGCCGGCAATTTCGGTCGGCTTTTTGGTGGCGGCAACAGTGGCTATGCCGGAGCGAACGCACAGGCGTCAACCAGCGCGACCGCTTCGGATCTTCTTTCGTTGGCGACAGCTGCACGCGCCAATGTGGTGGCCGCCGGCGCCGCCTTCCAGGCTGCAGCGGGCAATCCTGCCAATGCCACGGCGCTCGGCACGGCCGCAACAGATCTCGTTTCTGCTGCGGCAGCGGTTGCCACGGATCCGTCCGACGCAGTGCGCACGATCGGCAGCATGGCGAGCTACTCGCCGTCCTCACTGACAACGCCCGGGCAGATCGGAGCAGCCATGGGCACGATGCAGGTCGCGTTGGCTGCGCTGCTGCGTCGGACGGCGCTTGTGCAGTTTGCGACAGCATTGACGAGCTATCAGCCGTCGTCGCAGCAAGATGCCGCGACGATGCTGGCATCCGCGGTGGCACTTTTCGGAAGCGAAATCACGATTGCTGGGGATGCGGGTGACGATGCGACCTATCAGGCGTTGATTGCGCTGCAACAGGCAGTGATTTCCGACATGACCGCGCGGGGCGACAACCTCGCGCCGATCGCGACGTTCCAGTTCAATGCGCCGCTACCGGCGCTTGCGCTTGCGAATCGAATCTACCGCGATTCGTCGCGGGCCGGGCAGCTTGTGCAGCAGGCCGCGCCTGTCCACCCTGCGTTTATGCCGACCACGTTTCAGGCCCTATCGAACTGATGAGCGACGATCTGACGCTGAGAGTGTCGACGTGCACGCGCAACACGTCGGCGGCTTTCGGGCAGCCGACGTATATGTTGTCGAACACGCGAAGCATCACGGGATGGACGAATGTGCGCGTGTCTCGTGGAATAGAACGGTGCCCATCAGACTTCGACGTGTCATTCACCGAACCCTTTCCGGGCGTATCAGACCTAGTCGCGCAGCCGGGCGATTACGTGCAGGTGTTTCTTGGCGCGGATCTGGTGTTGACGGGATTTGTCGACCGGTACTACCCAAGCTACAACAAGCATGAGCATTCGATCCGAATCATGGGGCGAAGTATTTGCCAGGATCTCGTAGATTGCTCGGCAAGCTGGAAGGGGTTCCAGTTTTTGAACACGCCCCTTGTGCAGATTGCGCAATCGCTTTGCGGGGCATATGGAGTCCCGGTGAAGTTGCAGCCCGGGGCCGATCAGGGTGCGCCGATCCCGCAATTGAATGTGCTCATTGGCGAGTCGGTGTATGACGTGCTTGAGCGGCTGTGTCGCTTCCGCGCGCTCCTGCTTTACGACCAGCCAGATGGGAGCTTGCTACTCGCGAGCGCACAGCCGCAAGGTGCTCCGGGGGCGGCGTCGATTGGCACAGGAACTGCGGCCGGGGGCTTGAAAGAGGGCGTCAATGTGAACGAGGCTTCGGCCTCATACAGCATGGATGGTCGCTTCAGTGACTACGATGCAGTGCGTCAAAGTCTTGATACGTTTCAGGACGTCGGCGAAGGCGGTAACCTGATCGCGAGGGTAGTTGACGGGGGCGTCCCGCGCCTGCGCTATCGAGCCATTATTGCCGAGTCCGTCTTCGGCGGCCAGGATGTCGCACAGCAACGAGCGCAGTGGGAGATGAACCGGCGCGTGGGGCGATCGTTCCAGGTGCGAGTAACGACCGACAGCTGGCGTGATGCAAACGGCGAGCTGTATGCGCCGAATACGTATATCGCAGTCGATCTTCCGGGGCTCAAGCTCAAGCCAGTCAAATGGCTGATCTCGGACGTTACATACAAAAGGGATGGACGCGGTACGACGTGCGAACTGTCGGTGCTGCCTCCGAATGCATTCCTGCAGGAGCCGATCATCCTTAACCCGTTCGCGCCAGACGTCACGGCAAACTGATGGATCCCACGCTTCTCGAGAAGACCTACCGGCGGATCCAGATGTTGTTCGGCCGCGGGCGCGTGACCAGAGTTGACGACTCCGGTCCCGTGCAGAAGATGCAGCTCAAGATGAGCGACATCGAGACGCCGGATAACAGGCTTCGGCTCGCCGAGTTCGGCTTCACATCGAACCCGCCGGCTGGATCGGATGCTGCGGTATTGCATGTCGCCGGAGACCGAGGGAGTGGCGTGGTGATCGCCACGAACCATCAGCCGTCGCGGCCGACCGGGCTTCAGCCCGGTGAATCGATGCTGTACAGCCAGGATGGGAAGTATGTATATCTGACGGCGTCCGGTGGAATCTCGGTGTTCGCGAACGGCCAGTCAGTGAACGTCACTGACGCGACGACGGTGACAATCAATGCGTCAAACAAAGTGCGCATGGTGACTCCTCGGCTTGAGTGCACGGGCGACATCGTGGACAACTGTGACACGACGGGGCGAAGCATGGCTGCAGACAGGCAGATTTACGACGGTCACGAGCACAACGTCACAGGTATCCAGACCGGCAGCAGCACGGTTACGTCAAACGTACCGAATCAGCCCCAATAGCGCGGAAGCGCTCAACGACAGAACCCGCCTCGGCGGGTTTTTTGTTGCCATGCCCGACATCACACTTGTATGGAATAGCGCCGTCAGTCACGCGGACTGGGTGCAGAACGGTGCATTGCTTGCGACCGGGGAGGACCTGATGAGCGCAATCATCATCAGCATCTTCACCGACCGCATGGCCGCGCCCGGAGACGTTCTCCTTGAGGGGTTGAATGATCCGCGCGGGTGGTGGGCCGATGGCGGCGTACTTATCGGTTCGCGCATGTGGTTGCTGCGCAGAGCGAAGCAAACGCTCACAACACTGCAGCTCGCCTACGACTATTTGGCCGAGTCGCTGCAGTGGTTGATCGATGACGGTGTCGTCGGTCGATTTGACATCAAAACACAGTGGGTGCGCACCGGAGTGTTGGGGGCGCAGATCACGGCCTATTCGCCGACCGGGATGCAGCTTGCGACCGGCCGTTTTACCTGGGCTTGGAACGGGACTAGTTGATGCCTTACGCACGACCGACATTGACGCAGCTCCGCGCACAGGCTGCTGCGGACATCGCCGCTGGGCTTCCGGGATCTGATTCGCTTCTTCGCTTCTCGAGCCTGAACATTCTCGGCACGGTGCTGGCAGGCCTCGCGCAGCTCCAGTACGGATATACCGACTGGGTGGCGAAGCAGGCCTGTCCGTTCACGGCAACTGACGAGTTCCTCGAAGCCTGGGCGGCTCTGAAGAAAATCTATCGGAACCCGGCGACGCAGGCCGGCGCAGTAACGCCTGGCCAGATCACGTTTCCGGCAACGGGAACGAATCAGATTCCTATTGGCACGCTGGTGACCCGCGGGGACGGGGTTCAGTACACGACGACATCGCTCGGAACGCCGTCCGGCAGCTCTGTGGTCGTCAACGCCCAGGCCGTCGCAGATCCGACGGGGCAGACCGGAGCATTCGGCAATTGCGCGGTCGGCACCGTGATGACGCTCGGCACGTCGATCGCGGGCATTTCGTCGACGGGGGCGGTGACGACGGCATTCACGGGCGGAGCGGACATCGAGCTGGACGATAGCCTCCGGTCGCGGATGCTGTTCGCATATCAGAACCCGCCGCAGGGCGGCGCGGTATCGGACTACGTAATGTGGGCTGGACAGGTATCGGGTGTGACGCGCGCATGGTGCAATCCGAACGGATTTGGCGCGGGCACGGTCGTCGTCTACGTGATGCTCGACAAGGCGGAGTCGGGGAACGGTGGCTTCCCACAGGGATCGAACGGGGTCGCTACTGCGGAATGGCGCGGAGTGGCGGCCACCGGTGATCAGCTTACGGTGGCGAACTACATCTACCCATTGCGTCCCGCAACTGCGCTCGTCTACGTGTGCTCACCGATTCGGAACGCGATCAACTTCACGATCAGCGGAACCGCGAACTGGTCAGCGGCAACGAAGGCCCTTGTCCTGGCGACCATTTCAGGCGTGTTTGTCATGTACGGCAATCCGCTCGGGGCGACCGCTGGAACGAGCGGCACGGTTTCCTTATCCGCCATCGAATCCGCGATCGCGGCTATCGCCGGCACGGACGGATTCGTAATCCAGTCTCCCACGGGAAATATCACCGGCACGACGGGGCAATTGCCCGTGCTGGGCAACGTTACGTGGCTTCCTTAAATGAGCGCGCCAAACTACCAGGCGTCCGACTTCGTCGGAGCCATTCACGCGCTTATGCCGAGGGGGCTCGCATGGCCGAAAGATCCGAATTCGATCATGGGGAAAGTGATCGCAGGATTAGCGCCTATGTGGGTGCGGCACACGCAGGCCAACAACAACCTACTCGTCGATGCCTTTCCAGCAACGGCGGTCCAGTTGTTGCCTGAGTGGGAGTCAGCGTTGGGTCTTCCGGACCCATGCGCCGGCGAATCACCGACTCTCGCGGGGCGGCAGCAACAGGTCGTTGCGCGATTCACAAACAGCGGCGGTCAGTCTGTCCCGTACTTCATCGCCTATGCGCAGGCGCTCGGCTATACCGTCACCGTCTCAGAGTTCACTCCGTTCCGGATGGGACAGCAGCGCATGGGGTGCCAGCTCGGGACGCAAGACTGGGCCTTCGCGTGGCAGATCAACGCTCCGCCCGAAACGGTTACCTACTTTGCGATGGGGCAGTCCTATATGGGGCAGCCGCTTGCAAGCTGGGGGAACGCCGTTCTTCAATGCGAGCTGACCGCGATCAAGCCCGCGCACACGATTCTGAATTTCGCTTATTGAGGTCTGCATGTATCAATACGACGATCCGACTTGCGTCTCGTCTCTGCCGGTGCCCGCCGGTGCTGGAACGCCTGGGTATTTTACGAATGGCAACCCGGCTGGCGCTCAAGCGGCAACTATTTTGACGGCTGATTTCATGAATGCCGTCATGCTCGAATTGCTGAACGTAGTTACCGGAGCAGGAATCACGCCGTCGAAGACGTCGCAGAATCAGGTGCTCGCGGCGATCAAGCGCATCGGACAAAACACGGTTGTGCTGGCTGATACCGGAGCCGCAAACGCATACGTGGCGGCGAACTCGACGCCACTCGTTGCTGGGACGTGGGTGGATGGAGTTGTCCAGCAAATCAAGATCGCGCATACGAACACGGGCGCGTCGACCTATGCACCGGATGGTCTGACTGCAATTCCGATTTATGGGCTCGGCCTTCAGCCGCTACAGGGAGGTGAGCTGTTCTTGGGCGGCACTGCAGTCCTGATGCATGCAACGATTGCCGGCGTGAACAGCGGAAATCCCATCTGTGTGTTGATGGAATGCGCCGGCGGCGCGCAGCAAATTGCTCCGGCCACGCAGAGCCAGCATGCGCTGACGGCCGGTCAGATCGGCGCGATCGGGGGGCAAGGGAGCTTGCCGATCAATACGTCAGCTAAGCTCAACGGGGTGAACGCTGCCAACTTGTTGCTCAATGGATCGGCAGAATTCGGAAGCGCCGGCTGGGGTAGCTCAAACTTCGTCCCGTTTTCTCCGGCACAAGGCAGTTCCGGTGAGGGAACGTACTGGTACAACAATGCTGCCATCAGTTCTACCACTCAGGACATCGCGAGCGCGATTCCGGTGGGCGCTGGAGTCCCCCTTGTCCTGAGCGCGGAAATTTCGGCAGCAGGGGTTACTGCCGGGCGAGCTTACGTGTACATGGAAGCGTTCAATTCTGGTGGCACGTCGCTCGGTGGATTCGGATCTGCGGTTGCACAGAATGGAAGTGGATGGGCCCGCTATTCTGTGGCTGGGACTACGCCGGCAGGAACTGCATCGGTTGTGGTGCACCGCGCTGTCGATTCATCTCCTAGCATCACTGCAGGAGGGGTCGCTTTCCGTCGCATCAAACTGGAGCAGGGCACGATCCCGTCGCTCTATTCGCAAGAGGCGACCATCGCTACCATCGCCGGCGGAATGCCGGTAGTCGGTTCGGCGCGAAACGTCGCGATGTCCGTCTCTGCCGCGAGCGCAACCGCGACGCTCACGGCCGACGAGATCATCGTTGCAACTACGCTCGGCGGCGCCGCATACAAGCTCGCGAACTTCAGCAAGACGGTCAACCTCGCGACGACCGGCGCGGGCGGCATGGACACGGGCAGCGCTCCGGTGAGTGGCTTCGTCGCGCTGTACGCGATCTACAACCCGACAACCGGCGCGAGCGCACTGCTTGCGACGAACGCGACATCGACGCTGGCGCCGAGCGTGTATGGTGGAGGTAGCATGCCGGCGGGTTACGCCACATCGGCATTGGTGAGCGTCTGGCCGACGAATGCAAGCTCTCAGTTTGCGGTGGGTATGCAGGACGATCGCAAGGTTTGGATCACCCCCCAGACGGCACTGAGTACCAGCACGCAGCAAAGCAGTCTCACGTCACTGTCGATTTCGTCGCTGGTGCCGAAAGGCGCAAAGCGCGTTGCCGGCAATTGCGTTATGGGATCGAGCTCGGCAACGGCATCCGTGTCAGCGCAAGTTGCAGGTTCCTCGCAAGGATTTGGGAGCCAACAGTTGACGGCTTATACAGGATTTGCGAGTCAAGCCTATACGGTGCCGTTTAATGACGTGCCGCTTCTTGCCGCGCAGACGGTTTATTACTCCGCAGTCGCGAATACGGGAACTGCGTCGCTGACTATCTCAATCACGGCCTATACTTTTTGAGAGATGACGATGATTCAAGTGCAATTTTCGGATTCGACAAAGAAAGAGATCACTTCTTATTTGTCGGGGCCGCAAGATCCGGCTTCATATCCGAATCAGGGCGTTGTGTCTCTATCGGATAGTCGATATGCGACGTTTTATGCGTCGCTTCCGGATTGGTGTTCGAGCGGGCTGCCGGAGCCCGAAGCTCCGGCGTCCTGAAGTGCGCAAATTAGGTGGCGGCGACCATCGCGAGCACAAGTGACATAGAGAATGCGACAATTGCAGGAACTGCAATTAATGGCGATGCCACCCAAACCGGAAATATTTTGATTATCGTTGCGACTATAAAGGGATGGACGCAATAGATCGGCAGTGATGCTCGATCGAGCAATGATATGAAGGAGCCTGGAGTTCGGGAGGGAAGTGTGTGGCATGCGGCTACGAATAGCATGAAAGAGCCAACGGCGACGAACGGCGAGCAGTAGTCATAGTAAGACTGATCAAGTGCTCCGGCAGCCCGGGACACAATGTAAGTTGCCACGCCGGCGGCGAGCAAGCATGAAATTCCAGCACATGCCAACAACCGCCCCAGTGCTTTCGATATGGTTAACTGTCCGGCGTAAAACCCACCGATGGCGAATGCAAGATAGCCAGCGTAGTAGAGCGCTCTTGCTGCAGCGCCAGTTACCATTGAGGCGAGGACATTCCCGAAGATGATAACTGCTGCCAGGGATGCAATCATTCCGACGAGCGGATACTTAGGTGTTGGTCGCCAGAATGCAAAAACGGTATAAATTATCGCGAGACCATAAAAGAAATCGAGGTGATAATAGGCGGGGTACCAGAGCCATGAAACCATAGTGATAGGTGCAATGACTTCCCCGGACCCCGCGCGAAAAAGTAATGCAAGGGCCGTAGCGCCAAGGAACGGCGGGATGACCCTCAGTACGCGTCTATGTACATAAGAGTGAAGTGGGCGGTTTCTATTGGCAACAAGATGGCCGCTCAACATGAAAAAGAATGGAACGCATCCACGGCATAGAGCATCGATAAAATTAGCGATCTGCCATTTCGAAGAACCCACTTGTTCGTGAAGAAGCCAGATGCCGCTGGCGTGTAGGGACACAACCATAATGCACGCTATGACACGTAGGTAGGTACACCATGATTCACGTTGTCGCATGCCTATGGCGTTATGTACACGTTCCATTTTGTATGCATTGGATTAGAGGCTTCAGGGCTTCAGCAACCCTGTCGGCCTTGATTTTGTACAGCGCCTCTTCCGGATGAATGCAGTCGACGAGCATTGACTGCCAGTCCGGAAGGGACTTGATGTAGGCGTATTGTTGCACGATCGCGACACGGTACGTCGCTGCATACTGCTCGAGGGCGGCCACTTCGGCCTCGAGCTCCGGGATATTCTTCGATGTTCCGTCGCATACCGGATTTGGCTCGTCGATGACGGGCACCTTTCCATTGGCGCGTGCCTGGGTCACGAAATAGTCGACGTTCGACATGTACTGCAGCAGCGATTGAGATGATGCATCGTTGATCGCGAAGTTCTCCACCACGATCTTCGACGCCGATTTTGCCATCAGCTGTTGCAGGTTCATGGTGTGCTGGCCGTCCGTGCCGTCGATGAGCTGCTGCAGCGTCGTGCCGCTGACGCCCTGATTCCAGATGCGGACACGGCTACCGAGATCCTGCTGTACGTTGGCCGGCTCGCTGGCTGGCGTGATGACGTATTTCCCCGGACTGACCATCGTCAGGCCCGCCATCGTGCTGTCGCCGTACATGTCGATGTCGACCGGCCGTGATGAATCGGAAGCTTGGGGCTGGGTAGAGGCTTGCAGTTGGGCGGACGATCCATCGCCGCCACCTCCGCATCCCGAAAGCGCGGCGGCAGTGCAGCCGAGCGACATCGCTACGGCTGCGGCTCTCCATCTGGCGCCTCCTCGACGTGCGCGCCGAATGTCGCCATCTTCGCGAGGACGCGAGTGAATTCGTCCGCCGTGAGCGCGAGCTTCGCCGCTGCCACGAATGCCATGTGAGGGCTCAACTCCCGCGGAGCTTGGCCGCCCGTGTACTTGCGCCACTGATGGTCGCCGGCCAGCCAGAACAGGTCCGCCATCTGCTTGCCGGTCATGTTCAGCTCGTGCTTCAGCGTGGCGAGATCCCGAATTCCGGGCGGTGTGTATTTGATTGGCATGGGGACAGGCACGCGTCGAGCGCGCGCGAAAAGCGAGTTTCATGGTCGTTTCCTTTCGGGATGTCGGGCCGCGCTGGATGCGCTACCGCTACCCGTGAATGTAGACCCAATGGGTCTAGTGGTCAAGAATATTTCGTCGCCACCTTCGGGTGGCTTTTTCATTTCCGGGGGATGAATGATCGACAACGCATCGGCACCGGCGCGCGTCGAGGAACGCTTGCGCGCGGGCGATCGCCGCTTCTCGAAGCTCGAGCAACGAATCGACGCAAGCGATGCGGCAGTGAAGGCGCACCTTCAGCGGCAGGACGAAAAAATCGACGCCATCGCGGCTTCCGTATCGCTGATCCAGACGAACACGCAGTCGATGGTGGATACGTGGGAGGGCGGCGCCCACGTGGTGCGCGCTTTGTGCCGTCTTGCCGACGCGTGGCGCTTCCTTATCCGGCACGTCGCCGGCCCGGCGATCGCGTTCGGCACGGTCGGCGTAATCGTCTTTCGCTACATGCGGCACGAACCTATCCCCGAATGGGCGAACGCGGTCGTGAAACTTCTTCTGGGATGACCATGACACCACAAACTCTTTCCGCCGCGCTGCGGATCCCGCTCGCTCGCGCGACATCGTGGGCCGACCCGCTGTCAGCCGCGATGGCGCTGTACGCGATTGACTCGCCCGCGCGCCAGGCTGCGTTTCTGGCGCAGTGCGGCCATGAGACGGGCGGTTTCCAATGGCTCCGCGAGATCTGGGGGCCGACGCCCGCGCAGCGTGCGTATGAGCCGCCAGCGGCGAAGGCGGCCGAGCTGGGCAATACGCAGGCCGGAGACGGCTTCCGGTACCGCGGCGGTGGCCTGCTTCAGATCACCGGTCGCTACAACTTCCGTGAGATGGGCCAGAAGATCGGCGTAGACCTCGAGGGCAATCCCAACCAGATCTCGCAGCCCAGTGTCGCAGCTGAAGCATCCGCGCAGTTCTGGGCTGACCACGCGCTCAGCGCCTTCGCTGATGCGGGCGACTTCCTGTCGATCAGCCGCGCGATCAATCTCGGCAATCCGCGCTCGGCGGCGACACCGAACGGCATGCCGGACCGCCTGGCGCTCTGGGGTTCTTGTAAGAAGGCGCTTGGCGGGGCCTAGCCCCGCAGCATTTGATCGCCGCGTCGCGGCGGAAGATGATTTTGACCAAGATCCTTATTGGATAAGGGTTTGCGTTCTTGATCGACATTTGATTGCCCGGCTGCGCGCCGGGCTTTTTCATTTTTGGAACCAGACATGACGCGATGCAGCCATGACGTAGCGCTCGAGCAGCGCTGCGAGAAATGCACGGCCGAGGGGCTCTCGAGCCTGCCGAAGATCGCCGGCGAGCACGCCGTTCGCGTGACCGACGTCGAGATCGAGTACTACCCGGATCACGCCGAGCCGCGCACCGAGTCGGCGACGTTTCGCCACACGAAGAAGGTTGGCCATGCCGCCGGCCTGCGCTGCTCTATCAGCGGCCAGCCTGATCCGGAATTTCATCATCTCTGGATCGAATGGGCTGATGCGGATGCTGTTGACTGGCAGCTTATGAAGGACATCGCGACGGGGCGACTTTTGCGCGCGCCCGTGCTTGACCCGATTACCGACGAGCCGACCGGCGATACGGTCCCGATTGAGATGACGCTGATCTGGTCAATCTGCCGAATTACTTCGGCGCTCGGCTTTGACTGGAATGCCTTCGATCCGGCGAAGCCGGAGACCTTCATCGACAGTCCGCAGAACATGCTTCCTCTGTCTGCGAAGTTTCATCGATCGGCTACACACGGCATCCATCACCGCTCGTGGCCGACGTTCGTGTTTCAGGCGTACCCGCGTAAGGACGGGTTCGTCTTCACCCCGGACGAACTCGTCCAAGACAAGAAGGAGTAGCCATGCAGAAATCCATTTTGCAAACCGGCGCAGTAACGTTCACGGCATCGTCGTTCGTCCCGCTCATCGATTGGGCCGCATCGGCGATGGGCGTGAAAATTCCGCTCGATGCACAACTTCAACTCGCGGCAGGTCTGATCACGCTCGGTCACGCCCTCGTTAATCGGTTTTTCCCGCAAGTCACCGCCCAGCAGTAACCGCCGGCCGCGCGCCGCGGCACCACTCCAGAAGGAACCTCCATGAAGAAGCTCATGCTGCTTGCGGCAGGCATCGTCGCGTCCGCGTTTCTCGTTGCCGGCTGCCAATCGCTCGGCACGGTTCAGCAGTCGCCGGCCCAGATCGCCGCAGTGCTGTGCCCGGCGACGAACAGCGCGATCACCCAGATCACGGCATTCAATGCGGCCATGGCGCCGACGTTGCCCGCTGCTGCCTCGGCGAATGCCACGATCGAGAAGACCGTCACGCCGATTGTCAACGGCGTTTGCGCTGCAAGCGCGACGATCACGTCGACCAGCGTACAGGCGCTGATCACACAGGGCATTCCGGCGATCGCTGGCGTCGTTGCGGCGCTTCCGCTTCCGCCTGCCACTCAAGCGGCAATCCAGGCCGGCTTCGCTGCGGCCGAACTCGCTGCGAATCTGGTCGGCACGTACGAGAGCGCACTGCAGACAGCGAAGGCGGCTCCGGCTGCGCCGACCGCCGCCTCGACACCGCTCGCAGGCGCTCCGCTGTAATGACGCCGCGCGACTATGCGCTGCTCGCGCAGGAGGCGTATTCCGCGAAGCCGGACATCGGTAAAGCGGACAGCGCCTCGCGCGCGATCGTCCGGCAGTCGGCCGCCGGCCTGATCGTCGCCTTTCCGGGCACCGACAACCTCGATTGTGTCGCTGCCGACCTGGATGCTCACCCGATCGACGTGATCGGCATCGGCCAGGTGCATCATGGATTCTGGAAGGCATGGGGCGCGATAGCGGTCGACGTGATCGCTGCGATTGACGGCCGGCCGGTGACGCTCGTCGGGCACTCGCTCGGCGCTGCGATTGCAATCATGGCGGCAGCTGCGATGGTGGTCGGCGGGAAACCGCCGACGGCCGTGTATGGCTTCGAGCCGCCGCGGGTGAGCACGAACGGGAGCGTCGCGGCGGTGCTCGAGAAGGTGCCGCTCAGCCTGTTCAAAAACGGGAACGACATCGTGCCGGAGCTTCCGCTCGACTGGTACCACGCCGGGGCGATTCAGAAAATCGGACGCCCGATGTTCGTCTTTCCGAACGTGACTGATCACGCGATCGCGCGCGTGATTGCCGCGCTGACGGCTGAACCCGCTGTCGCCGGTGCGGCTCAGAAGTAACGCAGCGCAAGCTGGTCGCAGATTTCGTCGTCCAGCTCGTCGAGACCAGTTGCGCGCACCCAGCAACTGCACCCGTGGTTCGGGTTGGACCGCATCGGCGTGCATTTCGCATTGGTGCATTGCGCCAGTCCAGCGCCGGCCGACGCCGTTCCGGCCCGGTGCTCGCAGGTCCAGCACGTGCGCGTAACCGTGCGGACGTGAAGCCCGATGTATGCACCGTTCTTCGATTCCATGGTGCAGCCCAATACTGTATGGATATACAGTATATCGCGCGGTAAGATGTCCCCGTCAAGGATGGAAATAGGGGACGGTCGATGTGCACCAACTACCGAGCGCCGCACGAAGACTATGAGCTGCGCGAGCTGAAGATCCAGCCATTCAGTGAGCTGTATCGGGACTTCCCGTGGAAGCCGGAGATTTTCCCGGACTATCTGGCGCCCATCGTGCGGGCGGCCGGCGATGGCGCCGAGGCGGTCGTCGCGAACTTCGGGATGATGCCGAAGGCGTTCCAGCCGGCCGGCAAGAAGTTCATGACGGTGAACGCGCGTTCGGAGACGGTGGCCGAGAAGCCCGCGTTCCGTACGGCGTGGCGCGCAGGGCAGCGCTGCCTGATTCCGGCCGCGTGGATTTACGAACCGAACTGGGAGACGGGCAAGCACGTACGCTACCGGATCGGCGTGGGCGACTGGCAGCCGTACTGTGTCGCTGGCATCTGGCGCGCATGGCATGGTCCCGATGGTGCAGAAACGCTCGCGATGTCGATGCTGACCGTGAACGCTGACGAGCATCCGGTGATGAAGCATATGCACAAGCCGGGCGACGAGAAGCGCTCCGTCGTAATCCTGCGGTCGGCCGACTATGACGAGTGGCTGCACACGACGAACGTCGACGCGGCGCGCGCGATGCTGCAGCTCTATCCGGCCGACGAGATGGTCGCCGAACCGGCGACCGAGAAGTAGATCACATGGGGTGTGCCCAGAGTGTGCCCCGAATGCCTGCGAAATGGCTAAAATGGATGCGAAAGCGTAGCCGACTTAGGGGTGGCTACCGCTTCAGATCGTTGCCCAGCAACGCTCCCGCTCCCATCGCTTTACAAACTACCGTTCTTCTAAGCCGTAGGTCACACGTTCGAATCGTGTAGGGCGGGCCAGTAAAATCAATTGCTTACCGCCACTCCCACATCGTGCAGGCCGTCGAGTTGCAGACTATGTAACCATGATGTAACCGGATTT